TCCAGACTTAACTGGAGATGGAAAAGTAACATTTGCCGATATCTTAAAAGGTAGAGGCGTAAAGAGGAAAAAATAATGCATTGTATAAATCAACCACAAAAAGAAATGTCTAAGAAAAAATCTAAAAAGAAAAAAATGGGCAAAAAGAAGAAATAGTGAAAACTACAGGAATAAACGCACCGCAACCAGATATGAAAAAATTTGCGAAGAAAATGAATAAATATAAGAGCATACCAAAAACAGGAGGTAAAAATGCCGGCAAAAAAAAGAAAAACTACTAAGAAAAAAAGTGGGGCTACACCAACAAACCCTACTTTATATTCTAGGGTAAAAGCCGAAGCTAAACGGAAGTTTAAAGTCTATCCATCAGCCTATGCCAACGGTTGGTTAGTTAGAACTTATAAAAAACGTGGCGGCGGCTATAGATAATGGCTAAGCCCACCGGTGGCCTGACCGCATGGTTTGGTAAGGGCCCCAAGGGCGATTGGGTTGATATTGGTGCTCCAAAGAAAAAGGGCAAGTTTCAATCCTGCGGTAGAAAATCCGCGAAAGGCAAAAGTAAACGTAAGTACCCTAAATGCGTACCACGTTCGAAAGCTCGGTCTATGACTGCAGCTCAACGTAAAAGCGCAGTAAAGAGAAAACGTGCGGCGGGTAATCCAGGTGGGAAGCCACGTAACGTAAAAACTATTGTTAGGAAGAGAAAACCAACAGTAAAAAGGAGGACTCGTGCCAAGAAAAAGAGATAATATGCCTAAAAGGAACAAGAAGAACTTTAGGCCAACTAAAAAAGGCGCTGGGATGACTAAAGCGGGCATAAAAGCCTACAGAAGAAAGAACCCAGGGTCAAAACTTAAAGGAGCAGTAACCGGGAAAGTCAAAAAAGGTTCAAAAGCAGCTAAAAGACGTAAGTCTTATTGTGCAAGAAGCGCAGGACAGATGAAGAAGTTCCCAAAAGCAGCAAAAAACCCAAATTCTAGACTAAGGCAGGCTAGAAAAAGGTGGAAATGTTAACAAAAGGAGTAAAATATGTACCATAAAGGCGGTAAAACAAAGAAAAAGCCAGCTATGAAGAAGAAAAAGATGGCTATGAACAAAAAAAAGACTACTAAAAAGAAAAAAACTTACAGTTACTAAATGTGACAGATCTTAAGAAGCTAGAATGCTACAAGTGTAAAAAACTTTTAGCAGAAAACCTCGTATTACCCAAAGGGCTATGCGTATATTGTGCCGCGGACGAAGCGGACCAGCTTCCTCAACCCCAAAAACAACCAAAAATAAGTAAAAAAGAAGAAAACGCACAAATAAAAGCGGAAAAAGAGCTTGCATTACGTATTTTGTCAAGAAAACGTATGCTACCCTTTGTAGAAAAGTTTAATCCCGATTACCAAGCAGGTTGGGTCCACAAAGATGTCTGCAGAAGACTAGAGAAATTTAGTCAAGATGTGGCGGAGAAAAAATCTCCTCGATTAATGCTATTCATGCCCCCTAGGCATGGTAAATCAACTCTGGCAAGTATCGCCTTTCCTGCTTGGCATCTCGGACGTAACCCTGGTCATGAGTTCATTAGCTGTTCATATTCGGGTTCTTTGGCGATGAGTTTTTCTAGAAAAGTAAGACAAGTATTAAGAGAACCTAATTACAAAAACGTATTTGAAAGTACAAAATTAGACAAAGATTCGCAGTCTGTAGAATCTTGGCAAACAACCGAGGGCGGTGGTTATGTAGCCGCGGGTGTTGGCGGTGGTATCACAGGTAAAGGTGCGCACGTATTGTTGATCGATGATCCGGTAAAAAACCGAGAAGATGCAGAATCTGAGAACAATAGAGAAGCAACCTGGGACTGGTATACTTCTACCGCTTATACAAGGCTCTCTCCAGGTGGGGGTATACTGGTCATTTTAACTAGGTGGCATGATGACGATCTAGCTGGTAAGTTGCTTACTGCAGAAGAAGATGGAGCAGATGCTTGGGAAGTAGTTAAGTATCCTGCGATAGCAGAAGAAGATGAAGAGTTTCGTGCATCCGGTGAGCCCCTGCACCCCGAACGTTATAACTTAGAATCATTAGAAATGATTCAACGTGCAATTGGTCCTAGAGACTGGACAGCTTTGTACCAACAGAATCCAGTATCAGACGAAGGTGATTATTTTACTAGAGATATGGTGAGATATTATGAGCCAGATGAGATAGACTATGATAGACTTCGTTATTATTGTGCGTGGGACTTGGCCATTGGACAAAGAGATAGAAATGACTTTTCTGTTGGTTTAGTAGTAGGAATAGACGAGTACGATAATATGTTCGTAGTTGACCTTGTTCGGGGCAAGTACGATGGGTATGAATTAGTAGAAAAAATATTGGATTTATATGAACAATGGAGACCTGGTATTGTTGGTATTGAGAGAGGCCATATCGAGATGGCTATCGGGCCGTTTCTAGAAAAACGTGTAGCTGAACGTAGACTCCATTCTGCATATTTCAAAGACTTAAAAGTAGGACGACGTGATAAAGAAGCGAGAGCTAGAGCTATTCAAGGTAGAATGCAACAAGGTAAAGTTTACTTTCCTGCCGATTCTGTCTGGACAGGAACGATGGTTGCTGAACTTTTGCGTTTTCCTAACGGCGTGCATGATGACCAAGTTGATGCTTTGGCCTGGGTTGGTTTGATGATTATGGAATACGCAACTTTTTATGAAGCGCCTGAGCATGTACCTTCCTGGCGAGATAGGTTAGAATTAATAGCGAAAGGACCGAAAAAGAAAACGGCAATGAGTGCATAAATGGCGTACACAAGTAAAAAACCAAAAAAGAAGTTAAACAAAGGGGAAGAACTTACTTTAGCAAAAACTCAATTTAACGCATATGTACGTGCCAGGGACCATGGCCATGAAGACTATATACACATGGCAAAAAAATGCGATGCTTATTATAGAGGAGAACAATGGGATGAGTTCGATATGCAAGAGCTCGATGACCAAGGTAGACCTGCTCTGACTATTAATACAATACTTCCAACAGTCAATGCTGTTCTAGCAGAACAAAGCACTAAAAAAGCAGATATACAATACAAACCTAGAGGTGGGGGCAACCAAGAGATAGCTGATGTTCTTACTAAAGTCTATGCTCAAATATCAGATAACAATAAACTTGACTGGGTAGAAGCTCAAATATTTTCTGATGGTCTGATTCAAGATAGAGGGTACTTTGATGTTCGTGTAGATTTTGATGATCATGTACAAGGAGAAATCCGAATCGAAGCAAAAGATCCTTTAGATATTCTTATAGACCCAGATGCAAAACATTATGATCCAAGAACGTGGAACGAAATATTTGAAACAAAATGGATGAGCATAGACGAGATAGAAGAAACTTATGGCCAAGATAAAGCAGATAAACTTAGGTTACTTGCTGAAACTGGTACAACTCTAGGTGCTGACTCTATGGAGTTTGAAGAGTCTAGGTATGGAGACACAGATGAATATAACTACGGACAACAGTATCCTGGTGATCCAGAGAATGCACGAATGCTCAGGTCTATTAGAGTTATAGAAAGACAGTATTACAAACTAGATGATTGCATGTATTACGTTGACCCTGTGACAGGAGATAAAAGAAAGATACCAAATGCTTGGGGCAAAAAGAAAAGAGAGCAGTTTGCTGATGATTATGGATTAGATATTATTTCTAAAAAAATGCGACGAGTCCGTTGGACAGTGACCGCAGATACTGTAGTGCTCTTTGATGACTATTCTCCATATGACCATTTTACAATTGTGCCATACTTTCCGTATTTTAGACGTGGCAAACCATTTGGAATGGTAAGAAACTTATTATCACCTCAAGAACAACTTAATAAAATTACTTCTCAAGAATTGCATATTGTAAATACAACAGCAAACAGTGGTTGGATCGTAGAATCTGGGTCTTTGTCTGGTATGACAGCAGATGACCTAGAAGAACACGGCGCAGAAACAGGGTTAGTTTTAGAATATAACAGAGGCTCTACTCCTCCTGGTAAAATTCCACCAAACCAAATACCTACAGGTTTAGATAGACTTGGACAAAAAGCAGCTAGAAATATAAAAGAAATAAGTGGTATTACAGACGCTATGCTTGGTTTAGATAGTCCAGAAGTTTCTGGCGTAGCAATTCAAGCAAAACAAGGTAGAGGATCTTTGTTGCTACAGGTGCCGTTAGATAACTTAGCTAAAACTAGACAATACTTAGCAGAAAAAGTTTTACAAATGATTCAAACTTACTATACTGAAGAGCGTATAATTCAGATTACTGATGAATCAGATCCTTATAAACCAAGACAAAAATTAAAAGTGAATGAGATGACTCCAGAAGGAATGGTAATAAACGATTTAACTATTGGAGAGTATGACGTTGTTGTAGGTACTGCTCCAGCTAGAGACAACTTTGATGAAATGCAGTTCGCTGAAGCTATTGAACTTAGAGGAGTTGGGGTACCAATACCAAATGATATGATAGTAGAGTACTCACACTTATCACGTAAAGCTGATATAGCAGAAAGAATTAGACAAATGGAAGGAACAGCCCCTCCATCCGAACAACAAATACAACTACAGCAATTCCAAATGGAATCTCAAATTAGAAGCACGCAGCTTGAGATTGCTAAGTTAGAAGCAGAAGTAACTAATTTACAAACTTCAGCAGAGTTAAATATGGCAAAAGCTCAAAATGAACAAAACAACCCACAGTTGAAGGTTGCTGAGTTACAGAGTAAGATACAGACCAAACGTGAAGAACTAGGATTACGCGAAAAATTATCTGAATTAACAAATCAGATGCGTAAAGACCAAAGCGATACTGCAGCAGCAGCTAAAATGGCAGCTGCAGCCATGAAAACCACAGGAGGTAATTAGTTATGGCAAAGAATGATAAAACTCAAGCATCAACAGACGATAAAGTAATGTTTGATGGTGTCCCAGGCGCTGATAAAAAAACAGCAGAAGACGCAGAAGGATTTAAAGTAGATATGAACTTTGAAGAAGAACCTAAAGCGGAAGAAGATGAAATAGAATTTCCAAAGGAGGCGGAAGTTGAAGAAGTCGAAGAGCTTAAGGCTGAAGAAGAACCACAAGAAGAAACTGAAGAGACAACAGAAACAGAAGAATCTGAAGTTGAATCTGAAGTTGCAGAAAACACAGGAGAAGAAACAGTATTGGCAGACAATGACTCAGATCCACAACCGGTTGTTGAAGCAGTACAAGAGGGAGTTGACGAGCCAAAAGAACCTATGATTCCAAAATCTAGGTTTGATGAGGTTCTAGCTAAACAAAAAGCTTTAGCTAAACAACTACAAGAAGCAACTAATCCTGTAGAAAAAATAGACAAAGCACCAGAATACGATTTTGCTGCAAAAGAAATAGCGTATCAAGAACATATTTTAAATGGAGAAGCTGAAAAAGCTGCTGCTTTAAGATCAGAAATTAGAGATGCAGAGCGTCAATCTATGTTGTTTGAAGTACAAGAACGTATGGGTCAAACTGTGCAACAAAGCACAGAAGCTGTAGCTCTACAAAATAAAGCTGTAGAATTACAAACTGCTCATCCAGAGCTAGATGAAACAAGCGCTACTTATAATGCTGACTTAACACAAGAAGTTATGGATCTAAGAGACGCATTTATAATACAAGGTTTTTCTGGAGCGGATGCTTTAGATAAAGCTGCTAAGTATGTAATTAAACCTACTTTACCTACAAACAACGAAGAACCAAAAAAAGATGTAGTTGGTGAAAAAATAGTAGAAAAGAAAAAAGTAGCTAACACAACTAAAAAATTAGAAGCTGCTGAATCTCAACCTCCTACATTAAAAGGAAAAAATAAAGTTGAGAAAAAAATAGATTTAGATGTATTGTCCTCAGAAGAGTTTGATGCATTACCCGCAGAAACTTTAAAAAGAATGCGTGGTGATTTCGGATAAACTGTGGTATAACTAAAAGAACTTCGCACGTAAGAGCGATATCTTACCAGGGTCGTTCCTGTAAAAAATCGTTTTTCGCTTGTTAGAGCGTAAAACTAACCGGAGTCGTATTCCGCAAATAACGAGAGCGTCCCCCCCACGATAACGGGTATACGGATAGGTAGTCGCTCCAAAAGACGACTGGTTTTTAACAACTTTGATAAGGAGAATTATCATGGCAAATACTAATTTTGCTGCGTTGACCAGTGAACAATTAACGATCTGGTCGCGTGATTTTTGGCGTGTCGCTAGAAATATGTCCTTCATCAACCAATTCGCAGGTAGCGGATCCAACGCAATGGTTCAGACTATATCTGAGCTTACTCAATCAGAAAAAGGAGCTAGAGCTGTATTAACACTTTTAGCCGATATGACTGGTGATGGTATAGTTGGAGACAATACTTTAGAGGGTAATGAAGAGTCATTAAGAGCTTTCGACATTGTTGTACAACTTGATCAACTAAGATTTGCGAACAGACTTTCAGGTAGAATGAATGATCAAAAATCAGTTGTGAACTTTAGGGAACATTCTAGAGATGCACTTGCTTATGCAATGGCTGACAGAATGGACCAATTAGCATTCTTAAGTCTAAGTGGTATCGGTTATACACTTAAGAACAATGGTGCATTAAGACCTGTTCAAAATTCTGGACAGAATCTTGGTGATCTTGCGTTCTCAAGTGATGTATCTGCTCCTACTTCTAATAGACATAGAAGATTTGATGCTACAAACGGTATCGTAGCTGGTGATGTTACTGCAATTGCTGCAGCTGACAAACTAAGCTATAGCGCTATCGTTGATCTAAAAGCTTACGCTAAAGATCAGTACATCAGAGGACTAAGAGGCGAAGGTAATGATGAGACATTCCATCTTTTCGTAACACCACAAGTAATGGCTGACTTAAAACTTGATTCAGATTTTCTTGCTAACGTAAGACAAGCTGGTATCAGAGGTCCTCAGTCAAGCTTATTCTCTGGTTCATCAAGCTTAATGGTTGATGGAATCATGGTACATGAGTTCAGACACGTGTTTAACACGTCTGGTGCTACAAGCGGTACATCATCAAATGCTGGTGCTGCTGGTTATAAAGGTGGAGCTAATGCAGATGTAAACTACTCAAGATGTTTATTCTGTGGTGCTCAATCATTAGCAATGGCTGATATTGGTATTCCTGAAATAGTTGAAGATACATTTGACTATGGAAACCAAAACGGTATATCAATTGGGAAAATATTCGGACTCAAGAAACCTAAGTACAATTCTGACGTAACTGGTCAGGTTGAAGACTTTGGGGTTGTTGCGTTAGATGTTGCATTCTAATTGTGATATATTTTATGGGTGGCTAATTAAAGCCACCCATTTTTAAGGAGTAAAATTATGTGGATAGTTTCAAATGATGATATAACAGTAGCATCTACTTGGGGCGCTACTATACATTTAGTAGCTGGAGAACCAAGACAAGTTGGTAAAGACTTAGGGTTGCTTTGTTTACAAGCTGGATGTACAGAAGTGCAAGAGTCAGAGGTACCAGCAATGGAGCCTGCTCCAGTAGAACCAGTAGAACCAGTAGAAGAAGTTGTAATAGAAGACATGCCAGGAGTAGAAACTGCAGAAACAGTTGTTTCACCAGACTTTGAAAGTATGACTAAAATACAATTAGAAGAGTATGGTCGTACTATTGGTATAGAATTAGATAGACGTAAAAAGAAATCAGCTTTAATTGAAGATTTAAAAGCAGCACAATAAAGGATGACTAATGGCAGGGACACTTACAGGCGCTAATATAATAACTAGAGTACAAGATACTCTACAAGATACTACAAGTGTTAGATGGCCAGAAGCAGAATTGCTTAGGTACATAAATGATGCGCAAAGGGAAATTGTAAATTTTAAGCCCGGTGCTTCATCAAAAACTGCTAACATGCAATTAGTTACAGGCACTTTACAATCGCTGCCCACAGAAGGGTTACGATTAATTAAAGTAACTAGAAATATGTCTGATGCTTCTGGGGGTGCTACAGGGGCCAGAGCGATTAGGTTAGTAAATTCCGATATTCTTAATACTCAAGAGCCCGATTGGAATAACCCAAGCGTAAGTGGCGATGCTGCACATGGTACCACAGTTAAACATTATGTTTTTGATGATGATGATCCAAGAAAATTTTATGTGTACCCAGGTGTAGCGGGTAATGCTTACGTAGAAATTGTTTATTCTAAATCTCCTACAGATTTAAGTAGCGCAAGTTCTACTATAGATGTAGATGATATTTATGGTAATGCAATTGTAGATTTTGTTCTATACAGAGCATACATGAAAGATGCAGAGTATGCTGCAAATAGCCAAAGAGCCGGACAACATTATCAATTATTTACAGCTAGCATAGGACAAGGAGGGCAATCTCAAACGTTAGTAGACCCTAACAATGACCCAGTTTCTAATATAGGATCTGTCCCAAAAATAATGCAGCAACGAGGTAATTAAAAATGGCAGCTTATTCTTCTTTAATAAAAGAAGTATTACCTTATGTGCCCATGTGTCCTGATACCTTAGTAGAACAAAATTTGCGTTCAGCAACTATAGAATTTTGTGAAAGGTCAAAAGCTTATATTTTAGACATGGACCCTTTTAACACTATAGCAGGTGTTTATGAGTATGATTTTGATATACCAGTAGCTACTGAAGTTCATCAAGTTTTGTTAATGACACATGATGGCAATGACATGGATCCTATAAGCCCACGTAGTTTAGAATTAAATTACCCAGATTGGAGAGATAAAACAGGCCAACCGCATGTATATTTACAAAAAACTCCTACCACGTTCTGGATAGTGCCTGTGCCAAGTGGTGCTAAACAAGTCATAGTCAGTCTAGCTTTAAAACCAACTAGAACTAGTAACAATATAGATACTACAATATCTAATCAATATAGAGACGCAATTATATATGGGACTCTTTACAGACTGTTGCGTATGCCAAACAGAGAATGGACTGATATAGGTGCAGCACAAGAATATCTATTTCAGTTTAATGTAGAAACAAAACAAGCAGAATTAAGAGCCCGAGGCGGAGACCTTGGGGTAAAAAGAACTGTTAAGTACAAAGGAATCGGAATGCCAAGGAGACGGTATGGAAGGTACGGAAAAGAAATCGACTATTGATGTATATATAGACCCTAAACCTGCTGATATACGTTCCACGTGGAACATTGTAAAGCCTGGAATAGAACAAATACTAGCCGAAAATCCTTACCTCACTTTTCTTCCTGAAGATGTTTACAGTGAGTGTGTTAATGAAAGGGCTTTTCTATACACTTCTCCCGTAGGTTTTTTGGTGCTGACTGTAGAAGTAGATCAGTTTACAAAGGACAAGACATTACTGCTATGGATAGCGTATACTTATGAAAAAGGTGGGCATAACTGGTTAGCCCACAATGATTGGTTTAATGACCTTGCTATGGAAACCGGTTGTAAGTATCTCGAAGCGAGATCACGAGTACCAGAGATGGAATCGTACACAGAAGAAATAGGATGGGGGTTAGACACACGAATATATAGGAAAGAAGTTAAATGAGTAGTAAACCAAAAAGTTCAGACTATAAAGCAAGCGAACAAGAAAAAGCTCTTGCTTCTGTATCTTTGGCTGAAAAAAACTATTTTCGAGAAAAATATTTACCTAAGTTAACAGAACTTAGAGATAGATCTATGACAGAAGACTATTCTGGAGTAGCAACCGGTAGAGCCCAAGCCGATACTATGCAAGCTTTAAGTGGCAGACCTAGTTTACTAGCCGCACAATCTGTAGATGCAGCAGCAGATTTAGCTTCAGCAGCGGGGGCGCAACAACTTCAAGGCAGGACACAGGGGCTAACGGCCCAAAGAGGTGACCAAATAAATGTACTCAAAAATGCTAGGGGTATGCAAGCGGATGCGCAGTCTGGTTTATCTCAAGCTGCAAGGATAGAATCTAGTAAGCAATTAGACTTTGCTAGGGCAAAACAGGCAAGAAGAAATGCTAATTTTAAAGCAGCCAATAAAATGGTAGGGCAAATGGGACAAAACTTTCAGGAAAATTTAGGGTATCAAGATGCTGGTGGCGATAGTGCAAAACAAGCTAATTTAGGCTTTTTTAGCAAGTTTTTACCAGCACAGGGTATAGGGCAAACATAATATGTTATACGACGGTTTATATAATATGGGACAGTATAATAACAGAAGAGATTCTGTTTCTAATCTTCCTACTGTTAGCGATCCCGAAGCTACTTTTGCTGGTATTACTAGACAAGATTACGACGATTATATAAACAACTTCAGGGGTTTTGAAGAAAAGTTATTAAAACTTACTGATGATGATTCTTTAATAAAACAAGCTAGAGAAGATCAGACCCGACAAAATCAAATAGCTCAACAAGTACAACAACGAAACATAGAGAGATATGGCGGAGCTGGTCTGTCAAATGCGCAACGACAAGAACAACAAAGAACTTTACAAAGAGGAGGCCAATTGGGCCTTACCAATTCTTTAAATAATGCTAGAGTTCAACAAAGAACAGTAAACGATGCTTTATTAAACGAATTAATAGGTATAGGGCAAGGCGTTAATCAAAGTTCTTTAAGTGGTTTAGGTGATGCCTCTGCAATGGCTGCTAATAGGGCATCTGCATATAAAAATGCAAAAGCTCAACATCATGGGAATATGGTTGGGTTAGGGGTAACAGCATTAGGGGCGCTTTTCGGTATATAAAATGAGCACAAGAACAACTGCAAGATTACGAGGGTTACAAGGTAATCAATTAGCAGCGGATCAACGAAAAGAAGGTATAGTTTCAGACTTAGGAATTTTATCTAATAATAATTTTTTATATCAAGGTGGTACAACTACCACTCAAAATGAAGATGGCACAAGTACTACTCTAGTAAACAATACCTTAAATGAAAGAGGTAGAGCTGAACTTTTAAAAAGAGATAAAAATGGTAATTTAGTCAATGAAAGGTTAATTACTAGTATTCTGACAGCAGACCCTGTAGCAAGTTCTTACACAGACGTAAACACAAACAAAAGAGCAAAAGGTAAGATTAGTAAAGTAAGATACGATGCTCAACGTGGCAGTAATATTTTAGAAGTCGATACCCCCCAAGGTTTTTTTCCTAAAACTCTCGGGTTGACTAATAGACAAGATGATATAGTTGCTGAGATAAGCGACGAAGATTTATTAGAAATGGTTGATCAGTCTATTATCTACAATAAAAGTCTTGTTGCTGGTGGGGACATGGTTTACGCTGGTGGTAAAAGGCAAGGTGTAGAAACAATAGGTGCTGAGCAAGATGATTATGGTTCTACTATATCAGAAATAAATCAAGCAGTAGAGAATGAGCAAATTAGTCCAGGCGAAGCTGCACAAATAAGAGCAGAGCTTGCAGAAGAAAAGAAAAGTCTTGGTGGCGTTGCTCCCGCTGATACTCCTTCTGGAGAAACCCCTTCTGGAGAAACCCCTTCTGGTTTTATAAGTTTAGAAGAAGCTAAAAATATAACTAAAAAATCTCCACAAGTTACAGGCCCTTACGGAGCAAGTTCTGAACAATTTAATACTACAATTATAAATAATCCTAAATTTAGAAATTACATACCAGATCCTAATAACAAAAATCCTTTTGGGCTATCTGATGAAGAAATGGATCAACTTACAGTTGGGCAAAGAAAAGACTTAGTAAAAAGGGAAGAGTCTTTAGTTAATATGAATGTAAATAGAATTGTTACACAAGAAATTAAAGGGTTACGTGACGAGTTACGTAACATTGACAGCGCACAGATAAGCACTGAAGAACAAAAAAATTTAGAAAAGTTAGGAAAAGCTGCAGGCATTGACCCTAATCCTTTAGGTAGATTTCTTCCTGCTGATTTTATTAATAATAAAAATTTAGCAGATACTAAAAAGTTTTTTAAAGATAATCCTGAAGAGTTTAAAAAATTTGTAGAAGATCCAAAAGGTTATTTGTCTGGTAGTCTTAGCGAAGAAAAGCCAAATAGTTTTAATCTTGTAGCTACGTCAACCGGAGATGATGTATTAGATGCAACTGTAAAAAATAAAGGAATACCTGAAATACCTGACCCTAAAACAGATCCTGCAGGTTTTAATGCACACATAACCCAATATGCTAAACAATACCAAGAACTTGGAGCAGATCCAGACGTAATACAAAGAGCACAAACATATGTGCAAAAACACAATGTTACAGACGCAACTTCTTTCCAAGCGGCACCTGTAGTGGATAGAGATGTAAATGTAAGTAAAGCTTTAGTAGCTATTGCTATTGCAGAAAACGCTAGATTAGCAGGCGGTAGTTTTGAAGATTCTTTTAAAGAAAATTATAATTTATTTGATGTAGGAACCCCTGGGCAAGATAGGTATACAGCAGCAGCTACAGACGCTAGTATACTTAAAAATTATGAGGCTATTAGAAAATCTAGACTGGCTGAATTATATCCAGACTTTCAAGATAAATATAACTATATTACTGATATAGAGTTTTTTGTTACTAAAAAAGATAAAGATGATAATGTTATACGAAGTAAGTATAAAGACCCTAAAAAAGACGTTCAATTAACTTCTCAAGTTAGAAACGCTTTTGCAACTATAAAAAACAATAATGGTTTTACAATTCAACCTAATGGTAAAGTTAGGTACGCAACTAGCCAAGATGAAGCAGCAACTAAACTATTACATGGTGAATATTTCTTAGCTTTAGCAAACAACATAGGTTCTGTAGATTTACCTGATTGGTGGTCAGATTGGTTACAGTATGCAAATGCCGCAAGCAGCCCTTCCGAAGTTTTACAAAGAGTTCGTATAAACACTAAAACAGTAAAGGGTCGAGAGGTTATAAATGAAATATTTTTAATTCAACCCGGTTCAGGCACCGAAGCTGAGCAAAGTATAAAAGCTCCAGAGTTAGCTGCTTTTTACGGCGGGCTTGATTCAGACTTTAGGGCTACTTTTATACAATCTATACCTAAAGACAATAGAGGAAAATAAATGGTTACTGAGACAGACTTAATAGGTGTCTCCGCCACTTCCACTGAGCCAAGGGGGAACGAAACAGACCTAATAGGCGCTTCTGCTTCTCGTACTGCTGCCCCCCAAGGCGAAGTTATAGATGACCCTTTTCAATTATTTAGAGCCGCAATAGATACAGGTGTGCAAAATACTGCTGCACAAACTGTTAACTTTGGCGCAGCCTTAAATGCTCTTATGGGGCAAGAAGATAAAATGCAAAACAAATTAGATTCTGCTAATAGAGTTACAGAATCTTCTTCTTATTATCTTGCAAATATGGATACTTTTGAAGAGTTTTTAGATGAACCTACTTTTGGGGGTTTTATAAACCAAGCAATACAAGCAACTGGTCAATTCGTACCCTCTGCTGTAGCTAGTATTGGTTTAGCTATGACAGGTGCTGGTTTAGGAGTAGGGGCGACTGCTGCTGTGGGTAGAACCGTAGGGACTAAAGCGCTTACAAAAGCAGCTTCTAAATCTGTATTACCAACTAGCATAGCAAAAGAAGCAGGAGATCGTAAAACTTTACAAAAAGTTGTAAATAAATATATAGCTATAGAAGCAAATAAAGCTAAAAAAAGACCTACTAAACTCGATCCCCTTACCCCAGACGAAGAAAAAATGATTAATAATCTTTATGCTTTTATACGAAGTAAAAGACGTGGCACTAGCGCTAAAGTAGGAGCGTTAGCAGGTGCTGGGTCTCAAGAACAAGTAATGGGTACTGGTATAGCTTTTGGAGATTACGCAGAACAAGGAATGACTACAGCAGATGATGCTATTGCTTCTTTTGCACAAGGTGGTGTATTTGCTGCAATTGGTTTAGGTAGTGAAGTTGCTGTAGCAAAATCTGTAGCAAGTGTAATTAATAAAAAAACACCAAAAGGTATTAATACTTTACAAGATGCTTCTATACAAAGTAGAAGAAGTAGACTTGCTCAAGTTACAGGTACTACTGCGGTAGCAGAAGGGCTAGCAGAAGCAGGACAAGAAGAACTTTCCGTGCAACAAAAATTTAGAATAGACGAAGACTACACGCAAGCTATGGCTAATTTAGATAGGGCTAATGCTTTGTTTGCTGGGTTCTTTGGTGGCGTAGGTGTAGGTACTGCTATTGGTACTCCCTCGGCTTTAGCTGGTAAAAGCTACGATATGATGAAACAAGGTTATGCTATCGCTGCACAAGAAGAATTCGATAAAGTCACAGGTAAGGTTTTACCAGAAAGCGAAGCTGCTCTTAGAGATCAATTTGAAGCAATGGATAACTCAACCATAAATAAAGATTTCGTTTGGGTAGTTGAAGCTAACAGAAAAACTATGGAAGGTGGATTAGAAGCTGAATTACAAAAAAAATACCCAAACGTGCAAGCGGTAGATATAAATAAAGTAGGAATTTTGTACACTACTAATCCTGAAAAAGCGGAGTCTTTTGCTAATTATATGTCTACAAATGCTCTTAGTAGAGATCTTTTAGATGAGTGGTTAGCAAATAATAACGGGTATACAAGAAAAAGAGCCTCAGGAGATAGTATTGCAGTTAGTGTAGTAAGTCCTAATGGTAATGTTATTTGGGAACAGTCTGTTACAAAAGAGGGAGAAGCAGATGCTTTAAAAGCTGCAGAAGCTGTAATAAATAATACCCCAGGTTTTGAAGTAAAAACTAGAGATTTAGATAGTGTTGTAGAAGAACGTATGGACGCTATGCAGGATGAGGGGTTAGATGAAAATGAACAGCAAGAATCCTTTCAAACAGAGGAAGAAGAATTAGGAAATATATTTGATGTTAGCGAGCCTACTGCTGTAGAAGAGGGTAGAGGTTCTTTTCTTGACCCCATAACCCCTAGACAAAAAGGTACACAAGTTTGGGCTATACCTTCTACTGATATAACTTACGACCAAGCTTTAGTAGAAGAAGCTAAGTCTTTAGTTCCAACAGAGTTTGAGAGAGAGTTTGAAGAAAATGTAAATAAAAAAAGGTATTCAGAAAGTTTACTAAAAGCTTTTGTAAAAGAAAATGTAAATGACCCAACTGGTGCTTTTTATAAAATTAACGAAAATACTGATAGAGGCGGATTTAATTTAATTAAATACAACATGGGTTATACCCCAGGGGTGACTCAACCTAGTCCTGCAGATATAACTAAATCAGTTAACTTAGCAAAAAGAAGAGCAAGAAATAGTAGGTTTACAATAGAAACACCTGAGATGGGCAAACCTATACAGATTGACATGCCAACTCTTGTTAATCAAGGCAGAGTTCTTGCAAGGCGTTTTGGAGAAAGTTTATCGCAAGATGAGTTTGGTAGTGCTATAGATGGACTTGCTTTTATTTTAGGTTCTTTAGAAGGTAACTATGCGTTATTTTATGACGGCAAACTTGTAGATGACGCAGCTTTTAATGACCCTGGGGCTTTTATATATACTAAAAACAAAGGCAAAGATAAGTTTACTTTAAATGATTTACAAAGGGGTAGAGCATCTAGTGTTAATGTTAAAGATACAGTAAATCAGGTTGGGGCTGATCCTAGGCAAGATATAGAACAAGTAGCAGAAGAGAAAGAAGGTGGAAAAGAACCTACACCAGACGAAAGGTTAGAAAACGAATTTAACAGAAGACTATTTAAAAACCCTTATGCAAAAGGGTCTACAAAAACAGGGGGCCCTAAACCCGGTGTTTCTTTTACTAGTGTAGTTGAACAACACTTAGGCGCTACTTTTCTCAAAGACTTTCAACGTATTGCTAATACTAAGTTAGGTTTAAAGAAAGCGTATAAAGTGTTTAGTACTACAGAGGATATTACTTTAGAGTCTTTAGAAGGAGATGCAGATTTACTAAACAGGGTTCAAAATGGTTTAAGAAGATTAGCTCCAGATAGCGGAGAATCTACTAGAGGTTTAAACATCGAAGGCGCAAACTTTGATGTTCTTCTTGTACAAACTAGAGAAGGATTTAACAAAGCAGAACAAGGGGCTAGGGCATTTGTTGTAGCCCATGAGATAGGTCATTCTTTTGTAAGAGAACAATTAGAAAACTCTTTAAATATACCTAAACTAAGACAAGGTTTGCTTGATGGATTTAATCAAGATAGGGAAGGTAATGACACTGCTCAATATACAAATGATGAACAAGGGTTTACAGAATGGATGTCAGACCAAGTAGCTTCTTTTCTTCTTGATGAAACAAAAAA